AGAAGACGCAGCGGATATACACCAATTTTTTCTTTATGAGTAACCACGAAGACGCCCTGGTCCTCACGGAGAACGATCGCCGGATATATACCATAGAAGGCCCCAATTTTTTACAGAAAAAAGCGTATTACGACGCGCTGTATAATTGGAAGGAAAGTCGCGAAAATCTATCGCAGCTAAAGGGCTTTCTTATGCGACGGAATCTGAAGGACTTTAATTTCACATACGCACCTATGACCGATTATAAGAGAAATACAGTTGAACGTATGCAGTCGGACACGGAAGTTCTGTTCGCTGAATACCTGGCGAGCGGTGGCGCGGGGAAAGCTATGACCCTTCACACACTGGAAGAAGAATTGCTCAGAAGCAGCGGGGACCCTCTGGAAACCGATGTGAATGAACGTCAGCTTATAAAATTATTGCGGGGCCGTGGGTTCACAAAAGGCGTTCTCCGGGTGGAAGGGAAGCAAAAAAGACTGTGGGTCCTGGAAAAACGTAAATATTCGACCGAAGAACTGAAAGAAAACTACGTCAGCTAACAAATTCAAAACAACAACAATTAATTAAGGTCTGAACGTTTTCAGGCCTTTTTTTGTGGTATTTGGGTTTTTGTTACACCCTGTTACACCTAATGTTACACCTGTTTTCTAGAGGTGTCACAGCATTTAAGATCATATAATAAAGGTACTTACGGGGGGAGTGTTACACTGTTACACCTATTTAAGGTATTTGTCGTATATATTTTACTTTTTAAAGTAGAGGGGTATATTTTAGGGTTACTTTATAAACGTAAAATATATACTCTAATGAATTTAGCCGTTTTGGTGCAACAGGTGTAACAGTGGGCGTGTAACGTGTTGCTGCTATTAGCTTTGGGTGCTGTGACACCTCTGGGGGAGTGGTGTAACATGGCTGTAACAGTGGTGTAACAGTGTAACAAACGGGTAAAAGTATGATTATATTGCTGTTTCCGTGTGGGTAGGTCCCCCGGAATTAAAAACGGCTGAAGGGTAAAAAAGTTGCACGGAAACAAAAACTTTTGTTACATTCTGAATACTAAACAACATAAATAGGACAACACAATGGAAAATTTCAACGAAGTATTTGAGAACGTACCCGCGGCGACATCCGTAGAAGTCGAATTTTTAAGGACGAGCACATCATTGAGGACTAAGGAAAAAGCTGTGTTCAGCGTGCGCACTTTAGCCGGAGTTCTGAAGCGCCTCGAAATCGCGGAAAAATGCAACGACGATTTAGTTCGTATCGTGAAAGACGGGCAGACCTTTATAGACAACTTCACAAAAACGGGAATCGCTGAGGCCATTGGTAAGGTTAACGTGTACCCTGTCCAGGCGAAAATGAACGTCGCACTGTCGATCCATTCGCCTTCACTAGTTAGAAAATTAACGGACGCCGTGTGGGACCTCCTTAATCCCGACTCTGACGTCGAGCGGTTGAACGAACCTGAAGAGGACTGTCAGTGCTGCGAAGCCGCAAAGGACCAGATTACACCATGCCCGCCCGTCGGCGTTCTCTTCGGAAAAACTTTCGCACTCTCCGGAAGCTTCCCGGACAACGGTGTCAAGGTTAAAGAGATAATAAAGAACCACGGCGGCGCCGTAGCGTGCACCCTGGGGGACCATGTAAACGTCGTTCTTGTGGGGAAGCACCCAGGGAACTTCGCAGCCGAAGCAAGCGAACGCGGTATCGATATAATGACATTCGAAGGTCTGAGATTGATCGTTAATCGTGGGGGTAGATAATGAGATTATCAGAGGCAGTCGCGGCACAGTTAGAACATTTGGAAGTTGAGTATATCGGTATGGACCAGGGTATTAAAGGTTTCCGTGGGTACATAACATACCACGAGGCTGCGGACGTTCGGGGCACCGGAAAGGTGTTCGTCAGGAGAGAGTCGGACGGGAAAAGCATAACGTTACACACAGAGTGCGTTCAGGTGTCAAAGGTTCAGCCGGAGAAAACGGGGTACGAAATCCGGGCGGAAGAAGAGATCAAAAAGAGGCTTGAAGAGGCAAAAGGGTACAAAGAGGGGACTTTATACGGGAAGACCTTCGCGTTCTCTGGGATACTCGGAATAAGCCGTCAGACCCTTCGCCTTCAGATACAGAAAAACGGCGGGAAGTGTACCTCCGCAGTCACGAAAAAGTTAACGGCGCTTATCGTAGGAAGGGACGCGGGGTCGAAGCTCACGAAGGCGAATTCCCTCGGAATAGAAGTCCTGACGGTCGAACAGATCATATCGCGAATGAACGAAACGCGTGGGTCTGATAAGATAGAATGTCCCGACTGTAAAGAGGTTAACGAGGCTATCGCGCCACAGTCGGGAAGTAGAATACTCTGCGAGGAATGTCAGGAGAATAAGTCTAAACGTCTATTTGACGAATCGTGTCGACAGGTCGCGAAAAAGATGGTCGAAACTATGAAAAATTCGCACCCGATTAAATTCGCTGAAGGTGGTATCGCGGGGGAAATGCTCCCCCCTGGCGTAGCGACTCCGACGGAATACCTGAACGAGAAACTGAAAATCGCCCTGGAGGAACTCTCGTCCACGCGTAGACATAGCGCGAGGGTTAACGAAGCGAACCTGGACCTCAACAGACGACTAGATGCAAGTAATCATGCTAACAAGGTCCTAGCGGCCAAAGCCGCGGCCCCGTCTACGATTATACAAGGCGAACTGATCACCCTGAAGACGGCTTCAGAACCTAAGATAAATGTCCTAGCTAAATGGGCTCAGGTTTTATACGTTCTCGCGGCGACAACGTATATTGTACTCAAACAGAACGGGGTGTTTTAATGAACGACCTCCCGGAGTTTAACGAACACACCGTGTGGGACCCGTTCGCCGAGCTTATCATCGGGGTATGCCTAATAGTAGCATTTATCGCAGTCGTGATATTCAGTAATCAGAGTAAAGAGGAAAACGAATTGAGCATTAAATTACAACAGGGGAAACCTATGATAGACGTAACACACGCGCAGCCCGCGTCCGAGCACCTGGTGAAACAGGTATTAAATAATATCCATTCGTCCCACGTGAAACCGGGTCAGAATGTTAATATAAACGTGGATCATGTTATCGCACTTATAGCCCGAATTCAATTGGACCGGGCGCACCTGACGAAGCTCTGCAAAGGTGGGGGTTCGTAATGGCGGCCAAATGGAAGGACCGGAAAAGGTTCTACACAGACGAAAAACCATGTGCTTCGGACCTAGAGACGCCAGGGTGTAAACTCTGCGTCCATGGGTACGTCGGACATGGCCCGGACGAATGGTTCGCCAGTTCTTATTCGTTCTTTACAGCTAAAAAGTTAGAGAGTAAAACGCTAGACGAAGCGAAAAAAGAAGCCCTGACGTACCTTGAGGGGTGTATCAGAGAGATATTAGAAGGTGTCCAGGGGGTAGAGGTATGACATTTTTACAGAGAAAAGCGGTCGGAAGGCTGATGTTCGTGACCCCGCCCCAGTGGGATTCGTGGGTCCTGGACTCACTAAAAGGGAAACGTGTCCGGGAGTTCATATCCGTCGATATGGGTTCAAAAGAGGGCGACGTCGGGGTCGAAATGCGCGCGTATCATAAAGAGGACGGGACCATCAATATCGTAGAGTGTAAGACCACGAAACGGACTGAAATGACGCATATCTGCGGGGGCGGTCGCCGCGGATACCGGGAACGAATGTTTATACGGGAGGGGAAATCGTGAATTACCCAATACTATTCGAAATAGGCCATTTCACCCGGCGATATAAAGATCGTATCGAGAACGAAATTACGACCCTTTTCCCTCAGATAAAAGTCGAACCTGGGGCATGTCGCATCAATTACGAGTGTCACAATAACGCGTATCACGAAGCGAAAAAGACCGAAAACGAGGGAATCGCGATGGTCTGGTATTACTTCCAGAACAGCGGTCCGTGTATCCATTTCGTGAATACCGACGGGAAGACGTACGTCGATAACACCCTGGGGAACACGAACGACCGGGCGGAATACTACTTAATTAGGCACATTCCACGGTATGAAATGGATTTACACCCAGTAGGAAGTTTCCTTCATTCCGCAAAAAGTAATTATATTTATAAAGCAACATTTACCGAAAAGTTATTCGGAAGAATTCAACCATAGAAACCAAAGGATAATACCATGGCAAAATTAGATAAAAAAGGGTACATCGCAGCGATCCACAAAATCGACCCGGAAGCGGTAGTCGAAGGGCGAACAGTACCACAGCTTAAAGTTATGCTCGAACTCGCGGAGAAGGACGGGAACGCCCATTCAGAGTCGTCTCACCGTGAACCCGTTCACATGTGCGACAATTGCACAAAAGATTCGGACACATGCGGTTCGACTTCGATCGAAATGGACGACACAATGACCGCGGTCGTGGAATGTGAAGACCAGGCGCAGCCGGAAGCGGACGAAGCAGACGAAGAGAACGTGTCAAAAGCGAGTGAAACCGTTGACGCTGTGAACCCTCAGAACATACCGAAAACACCTGGTAACGGTGGCACGATAAAAGTTCCTGTCCCTTCTGTGATCAGAAACACCGTGGTTCGCGGCAACCTTGCGAAAGGTGCTTCAATCGGCGGGAACGTTTCGAACGTACCTGGTCACGTGAACGGCAAATGGGCTACACTCGGACCTGTTGCTTCGGTTGACTTCCTGAAGGGCGAAGCTCTCGTTCTCCATAACGGAAAAGTGCTCACTCTCACAATAGCATAGTAAAGCACGCCGGCTGCGGGGCGTGTAAAAAGTTTCGCGGCCATCGAACCGGGTGAACGGCGTGTCCTATGCCTAGTATCCCGGTTCTTTTCATTTAAAAATCGGTGAAATTATGGAAGACGAACTGGAAGAATTTTACGACCTCGAACCCATGGAATTCGAAGCGGACGAACAATCTGGATACCACTTCGGAGACGAAAAGAAATATTTAAGTATAGCTGAATCCCTGGCGAAGGACGGCCGCGACGCCTCCGGAAAAGAGAACCCCGACATGGTGTATCGCCCGGAATACGCCCAGGTAGCATATGAATTATGTCGAGCCGGGGCCACAGATAAAGGCCTGGCGGAAGCCTTCGCCGTTGTCCCCTCTACGATTACCGCATGGAAAAAGAAGTACCCCCGTTTCGGCGCTATGACACGGGGCGGGAAGATATTCGGGAACCTGAATGTCGTAAATAGTGCGTATAAAAGCGCGACCGGATTCAAGATAAAAACGGAGAAACTGATCTCTGTTCCTCTGGGAATGGGAATGGGTTCAGACGTCGAAAGACACACCGTAACAGAGTATATCCCCCCGAACCCTCGCATGGTCCAGTACTGGCTCAATAATCGCGACCCTGACAACTGGTCAGATAAATCGACGATCGATATGAAGAATAACGGCGGCTCTTTCTCCGGCGAAGCGTCACAAATGTCGAACGCAGAACTCGCACAGCGGGCGGCGGACATCCGAACCCTGGAAGACGGTGAAGCATAGTACAGAAATATATATCGAGCAGTTCAAGCGCGGCGACTATGGGAAAATCCCGATCGGTCGTAACTCGAACACCGGCGAATACTATTTCCTGACCCCGAAACAGGTCGAAGCGGTTGAACTGTTGCACCAACACGGAATGTCTTCTGTCGGATATGGCGGGGCGGCCCGTGGCGGAAAAACCCTGGTCGAAGCGTTCTGGGTGACAATGAGCGCTTTAGCATATGCGGACACCGGGTGGTTTTTAGCCCGAAAAGAGCTGAAGCGGCTTCGATTAACAGCTGTAAAAACGTTGCTCCGACTGTTCCGATTCTACGGACTTGTAAAGGGGGAAGATTACCGGTATAACCAACAGGACCAGGTAATCACCTTTTTAAACCTCTCTGATATCTTCTTCCTGGACATGGCGACAGGATCGGACCCGGAGTTCACCCGTTTGGGCGGATACGAGTTCACAGGCGGCGCGATTGACGAATCCAATGAAGTGGACAGGGACGGTATAGACGTGCTCTCTGGGCGCTGCGGGTGGCGAAATAATGACACCTACGACTTACCGGGCGCTATGCTCGAAACTTTTAACCCAGATAAAGGTCATGTTTATGAAAGATACTGGCAGCCATACAGAGACGGGGAAGAGATCCCGGAGCGCCGTTTTATTATCGCCCTTCCTACTGATAACCCCCATCCATCGGTTCAGCCGTGGGTCGATAAGTTACTTTCGACAGAGAACGACAAATTAATACAGCGCTACATTTATGGTAATTTTGAGTACGACGACGACCCCTCGAAACTGTTCGAACAGGAAGGCGTCGACAATATGTTCTCGAATGCCTTCGTCCACGGGTCCGGTAAAAAGTACATTACAGCGGATATCGCGAGATTCGGGAAGGACTCTTCCTCGATTTGGCTCTGGCACGGGTGGAAGGCCACTCTCGTAAAAACGCTTAGAAATGTAGACCTTTTGGAGAAGGACCCCACCACCGGGAAACCGAAGGGCCTGAAAAAAGTATACGAGACGATCGAAAAAGTTCGCCTGAAGCATAATATCCCGATATCCCGAATACTCTGTGACCAGGATGGACTCGGAGGCGGAGTCGTGGACATGGGAAGTTATGTCCCATTTATGAACCAGGAGAAGGCGAAACAGGGCGAAAATTACAACAGTATAAAAGACCAGGTCTATTTTAGAATGTCCGAAATGGTGAACGAGGACAAAATCCGCGTCGTTTTGACAGATTCTAAATTAAAAGATAGATTTAAGAGGGAATTAAGTTTAATAAAAGACGTTACGGACGGTATCGACGCACCGAAGAAAATAACACCTAAAAAAGACCTGAAAAAATCCCTGGGCGGTTCCTCGGATTTAGCTGACGGTTTTGTGTTACGACTCTGGTTCGAAATTGCTTCAGTAGCGGAAATAGTGTACGTCAGAGGAATATAATATGTCACAAGATTTATCGGAATGCGAAACAACAGACACAGGTTCCTCGAATTCGTCTATGGACGACGTTTCCCCGTTGACGCTAGTTAAAATGGCGTACTATTCCGGAGGCATGTTCGAAGATAGAACAGCTGTCGACAAATTCCCGAAGGAAGAGGTCGACGCCCTGGCATATAGAAGGGGTAAAGTCGCGTATGAGAACATTCTTCGCCCTGAAGTCGACTCCCAGGTGACGCCGGCCTTCACTAAACCGGCGGTACGTACTGTCGGGGAGCTTCCAATCACTGAAGCCGAAGGAACTATCGCGAACGCCACGTATAAAGACATTACCAGGACCGGCGTTCCCATAGAGAAATTTACAGAGAAAGTATTGAACGAAGCCCAGTGGTCAGGGTACAATTTTGTTATCGTATGCACCAAAGAGAGGACGCCCGCTTCAAAGTTAGACCTGGCGGTCCGGGCGAACCTCCCCTATGCTATGAAAGTTCGCGCGGAGGACGTCGGGGAAGAATATTTGCTCGACTCCCTGGGCGGCCTTAAACAGATAAAATATGTAGAAGATTACGACGCGGAAGGCGATCCGATTTACAGAGTTTGGGACAAGCATGACGACGACACAGCGGCCGCATGGCGAGAAGATAAAGACGGGGAAATTATCTCGGACTCACGGGTCGACCTGGAAGGGTTCCCGGTAACAGCTATCGAGTCAAACGACAGATATGACGAAACACGTCTCCCGAAATCGCGATATATCACAGTCGCCCAAATGTCGCATTTACGAATGAACATCCTTTCATACACAATCGAGGGATTTTATAAAACTTGCTTTGCTCTCCTGGGGATACCCACAGACGGCGATATTAACGAATTGATATCATCGGCCGGGAACGCTATAAAAGTCCCTCTCGAATCGACAAACATGCCCGCATACATCACGCCGGCCGTGGACCACTTGCGAGTTATGATCGAAGAATACCTGGAACTTAAAAAGTCTATCCAGGAAGAATTAAACAGTACTCTTTTTATCGCCTCGAATTCTTCAGAACAGGCGCGGGTCCAGGCGGATAAACGCAGAATCGAAGCTCTGAAAATGACCGCGATCCGTGCTGAAGACCTGGAAGAATGGATCTATAATGTCGCGTTCCCAGTATGGACACGGAAGAACGAAGAGTATGACGTCCAGTATGACAAGACTTTTCAGTCCCTCACGATCGATCTATTTATAGAACAGTGGAGAAGTATTCTCGAATTGGCTCCTGAAATCATGCCAGACGCGTTCAAATTGAAGGTTATCGAGAAGATAGTCGAGGCCGCAGCATACGAGGACAAGGCATTCCAGGACGAACTTAAATCCGCCCTGAATAGCGAATTTTGCACAGAAAAACCAGGCGATAAAGTGAACCCCGCTCCGGACGACGAAAAGTAATGTCTCGCGAGAGCGCATTCCTAGAAATCGAGAAACTGGAACGGTGGAACTCGAAAAAGGTCTCCGATATGTGGGACCTAGTTAACGGCGTTTTTAAAGATACGATCGCGAGTGAAGAAGACCTCCGGAAAGCTCAGAGGCGACTTTTCAAAGCGTGGGACGAAGCCCTGGTCGAAGTGAATTACGAACCCCTACTGTTCGAAAAGACTGTGGACGTGATAATCGCGAACTCCTATGTCGAGCCTGTCCTGTTGACCACTAAACCGGATTATGAAAAACGCATGTTACGGACGAATCTCTTCACAGACGTCGCGAACGATAAGCGCGTCCTGTCGACTAAGATCCGGGACAATAATATCGAGATCGTAAAGGCACAAAAGGCGATCCTTAAAAAGGGCCTGAATGAAGGTCGAACCGTGGCGAACATCGCTCGCGACATTAACAAAAACGCAAATTTCCCGGAGAAACTTCCGAACTTCCTCGAAGACCTCCGGAAAAAGCGTGTCCTGGGGGAGAGTGTTTCCCCGGCTGAGATCAAAAGAGTCCGGAACCAGGTGTCGAAAATTAAGACCCCACGCCTTCGGAAGAATTACGAGAATTTAATCGATGCGATAAACCTGAACGAGAAGGTCGACCAGGCGGCAACCAAAGCGATCGCAGCCCGGACGAATTACCTGTCGACGAACCTGACACAGTCGGAAGTTATTAACGCGATAAATGACGTTAAGAACCAGAGGGCCGTCGATCGCGGAATGACACATATAAAATCCCTCCCCAGTGGCCCCCGGACGTGTAACCAATGCCAGGCGATCGCGAATGAAGGGTATTTACCCATGGAAAGCGCGTCAATCGCTACACACCACACACGGTGTTACTGCAATAATACATACGAGTTCAGAGTAGAAAAAGCGAAGCCGATAACACAGGAGCGGTATACGAAGAGTGTTCAGGCTGAAATCGACCGACTAAACGAGATTTCGAAAAAAGAAGGGCGGAAAATTACGCATAATAAACCGCCCAAAATACAGAATCTTAAGGAAGAAACGATCCGACAAAAGCTCGGAATTGCTGCTTAATCGACATACCTGGTCAAGTGCATAACCATCATATTTTCGGCCTCGGAATCATCGATATATATTTCGAGTTTTGAAGGCCCTTCGGAACAGAGGGACAATTGAGAAGTATAATTCGCCGTGGCTGCGTAGATACAACCTCCCCCGCGGTCGTCAGATTGAACGATCCTAATGTATACGTCGTTATAGTGGATCACAGATCCGGATATAGTGACAAGTATCACCGGGTTCGAGTTATCGACAGTATACGTCCCGGAATACAAGTGCAGCGGGTCCGATGGGTCTCCGCCTTCGATAGTCGGGGACGCGAACTGTTCAGAACAGTTAAAAAGTGTTATTGCGATTAATATGGTTAATAGTGTTTTCATTTTTAGACCTCCCAGTCTTTATCATCTTTGGTTATTGTTCGTAAAACCTGACCTATTCCGTATGTGTGCTGTTTCCCCTGGGAGAACTTTCGACACACGACAGCTTCGGCCTTTTGTAATCTTAAGAGCGCCCGGTGTGTGCTCGATACAGAATGCCCGGTGTACCCAGAGATAAAAGCGACGGTTTTGAAGAAGGTGAACTGGTCTAAACACTCCAAAATGTCATGTGGTATCGAATCCGGGATGATCTTTTTAAACGTGCTGTACTCCATTTCTACCCCTCCCAGTCTTTCGTTAATTCGACGATCGCTTCGGCGTGTGTGTATAGAACACGGCTCCGGTCGAACGCGCTTTTCGCCTCGAACGCGTCACTGATTACGCCCGCGAGATAGGAGTGTAATTTGTCCACTTTTGCTTTATCGCTGAAGTAGATCCGTTCCTTCGGAAGCGCATTTTCGGAAGCACGGGAGTCCGGCCCCGTCTCTTTGGTAAAGTTCGACAACCTACGACCGGCCATAAGAAACGCGTCCCAGGCGTCCCCAGACACATTATATCCGCGGGTCTGTGTCCCTTCCGGCTGCGCGATACACATGAATTCCCCGAACTTCTTTAACAATAATTTTAGAATTTTCATTTGAAGCTCCCGACGCATTCGTACGCGTCACATATTTCACAGTTTTTTTCGTCTTCTGTTTCCGGACGCTTTTTAACGATCCGGATTTTAAAACAGTTACTTATTACCTGGACGCCCTTCGCCCGTAGTCCCCGGATCGCGTCCTCGATCTGTTTACGATTAAGGTCCGTTACCGTTTCGAGTACGGCCATGTTCGGAGCAGCAGACAGCGCCCCATATACTTTCAACTGGTTCCCTTTTAATTTTAATCCTGACATTATTTGCCCCATTGAGGTTTTCGTGTGTCCATTTCGGCCCCGTTCCCTGTGGTTTCATTCATTTTATACCGCCTTCTGTAGTGAGTTCCACCGGAGTTCCCGCTGTATTTTCGTATACTCTTTAAACTGGGACCAGGGGACTTTATGCTCTGTGAGGGCTTCCCGGATCTTCAGCGCTGCGTCGTCGTGACCTTTGACCGTGTGGCTGTACGTAGAATTCGAGGCCTTCACACCGTTACTGAATTGATGAACTTCGACGTCGAACATACTGTGGTGTTTCTGTTTCAGTCGGATAATTATCCCGTTTATTATCGAGGCCATTTCCCCGGTCCCTGTGGCGGGCATCAATTCAGTTTGCAAATCTAAAAGTTTCATGTTTTTCCATTAAAAAAGTTTATACGTATAACGTACGAACATTTATTAATAAAAACAAGGGTTTTACACGGTTTTTTATTTTTAGGGCCTTTTGAACAGGAAGTTTTTTTATCTCAGAAACGCTTTTTATTGTTATTTTGGTCATATAGGCTTGTGGCCGACCTGTCGGGTTTGTGATTCGATAGCACTGAAGGAATAAAATATTATGGCATTAAATGACGAAGAACAGAAAGTTTTAGAGGACCAGTTGAAGAAGTCTCAGGGTGAGACAGCGACAGCGAATTCGGAAAAGGACGCTATCACGTTAAAACACGATAAGATCCTGGACGAAAAAAAGAAGTTTAAATATACTGTTAAAAAACTAGTCGGTGAAGACACGGAAGAACTTTCCGAAACGCAGATAGTCGAAAGACTCGAAGCGGTCAAAGCTGAAGCAAAAAAAGCGGTTAAAAGTGGGGAAACTTCCTCCGAAGAGTACGCGGCGCTATTAGCAAAGCAGACAGTTCTCGAAGGTAAGATCACAACCATGGAAACTTCAGGCGTTAAAACAAAAGCGGCCGAAGCTTTCGCATTAAAGAGTGCTGAACTAACGAAGGCCCTCGCATTGAAAGACGTCACCGGGGAACAACTGGAAGACGCTCTGGAAATTGCGCTCCCTAAGTTGAATGGTAAAGACGACATAAATTATGGCGAATTTGCTGAAGAATTCTTGAAAACCCGCCCGCATTTGGTATCTAGTGGTTTCGTTAAAAAAGGCGTAGAATCTAAAGTCGACAAACAAGTCGCCAAAGATGCTAAAGAACAAGCCGCGGCCATCCAAGCAAAACTTAAATCTGGTCAGCACGTTACGCCGGCCGAAATGAAAAAACTAGAAAACACTTATTAAGAGGTATTAAAAATGGCAATTACCACCACAGTAGATATGGACGCGGTTAAATTACAGATCGTAGACACAAAATTCCTTTACGAATTGGCGCTCCATGCGATCGCTGACCAGTTCGCTTCAATCTCTAAAAAAGGTGCGAAGGGTTCGTGGCGTTTATCGATATTCAACAACATGGCAGTATCAGAGACAGCAAAAGGGGAGGCCCCGCTTTTAGCAGCCGAACTCCAGAAGCAAGAAGCGGGCGCCGTAGAGTTTAACCCTGTAAAAGAGACTGACGGTGTGTCATTTACCGAAGAGACTGAGATCGTGACCGACGGTCAGATTAACGTCGCTGCGGCGGGTAATGTTGGACGTACTGCGGGACGTGTAAAAGGACGCAGAGCTACGCAAGCCCTGGACCTGAACACAGCTTCAGCGGGTGGTTTTGCTATCCAAGCGGATTCGGGACTTGTGATCGATACCGGCGCGATCGATATCGACGACATCACAGACACAGACATATTCACGGCTGCACTGGGTAAGAAGGCCCGTCAACAGTTAGTTAATAACGACGCTGAAGAGTTCGACGGACAGTTCTTCTTCGCCCTGGCGCATAATGACGTTATCGAAGACCTTCAGGACGACGCGAAGTGGATCGACGCGAAGAAATACGCAGACCCCCAGGCGCTTATCAAGGGCGAAGTGGGTGCGCTGAACGGTATCCGTTATGTCAAGAATCAACAGGCGACTATCACGGCGAACGTGGGAACAGTCGACACATATCAAACACATATTTTCGGTGTGAATGCTTATGGTAAAGCTGACGATAAACAGGAAACGCTTATCGCGAACCCGATTCCGACGGATTTGTCGGGGTCTCAGTTCTACGCAGCGTATAAAATGTTCTTCGAATACAAGATCGTTTTACGTCCGGCTATGATCACAGTTATTTCGGCGGCTTCGTAAGCTAAAGAATTAATTATATGGCGGCTAAATTTAAAGTTACGGACCTGGAAGCATTGCTAGCAAAGTTTTCAGACCGTAGCATTACAAAAGCGAACGAACTCGCGCTCGCGACAGCCGCCTCTATAATTATAACACAGTCTAAACAGGTTCATGTTCACGAACGACAGGAAGGTATCCTGGAAAGCTCCCCAGAGATTGAAGTCAAAGGGAACTCTTTATCGATATTCATTCCTACAGAAGGACCCGCCGGGGTAATATACGGACCCTGGGTTTATCTAGGTTCACGACCTGACCCCAGAACAGGTAATACTATTTACTGGAACGACGGAAAGGGCGATCCGTTTATATTTGAAGCATATAAAACAAAAAGATCCGAATTTTTAAAGAAGTACAGAAAAACTTTAGTCGAGATCATTACTAAGTAATACCGGGAGATAAATAACATGGCACTACCTACCGACATTCTCGCACCGAAAGACTATACCGACCGCGCCGTTCGTCCTTTCATGGAAAATATAGACCCTGACGGCCTGGGAGAGACCCAAAACAGGTATTTAAAACTAGTGGACGACCGGTTCGCTGAACTAGTGGAAGAGAACGAAGTCGACGAAGCCGATGTCGCCTCCCCGATTAATAAAAAGATTCTCCGGTATCTGAAGTATTATTCCATGTGTGAAGTCGCCACAGATAACAAAACGAGCACTCCCGCCCCAGGTTACGGCAACCAAACGCAGCCGACCGACAAATGGGCGTCAAAAGAAACGTCATTTTGCAAAAAAGCCGACGTTCTCCTGGACGCGATAACCCCTGAAATGATTAAGGGAATCGGACAGGGTGCGACCGGAAGCTCTGTAATTATACCGGTTTTTAGAGGGTAAAAGAATGCGAAATACGATTATACAAGGTATTAAAGATATGCTCCTGGCGAATGGTTATAATAAAGTTATGACCCCGATGGAATACCAGAACACAGAAATGGCGACGATACCCCGAAACGAGTTCCCTGTCGCTGTTGTGCAACAGGGGAGAACGGGAAAAGGACCACTTACACAGGTAGCCGGGGGGCGCTCGAAATCTATGACCATAGGGATCGCGACTGTTCTTTTCGTAGATACCACAGAGATCGAAGCAGCTTCAGAAGCCGAAGTGGAAACGTTCATTAATTTGATAGATGAAAACGAGCAGCTTTTAGAATTTACGCCGAACGGGGTGGACCTGTTCGACTGGGAAGAAGACGAAATGTACTTCCTAAAAAACGTTATCGCGAGAGATACGAAACCATGCGGCGGAAACGCCTTTACGACTACTGTGAATTTCAGAGTGGAAAAAAAGTGTTAACATAAAAAGAAGGGGCTTAATATGGCCGTTATAGTACCAAAATTAGCAAGTAAAGAGCAGCTTTTCCTATTAGAGCAGTCAGTCGGGGAAGCGAACGTCTACGAAGACCCTTCAGCGAATGATAACGTCCGGATCGATATCGGTTCCGAGTTCATTTCGACGGCTGAATTAATCGAGCGAGCTGTCGCGACTGGTTCCCTCTCAAAAACTGCGAAATTAGTCGGCGTAAAAACTGGACAAATGACATTTGCGCATGAGATCCACGGAGCAGATTATCCGAACGGAGAGCTACCACCGGCGGACCCTATTTTAAAGGCGTGCGGATGGGGCAGAGGCGACGCTTTAGCCCTGACCGGAGTCGTAGCGACTGACCTTCCTTTCGACGAAGTACTGACCGGACAGACCTCTCTCGCGACTGTTCGTGTTCTTAAGAAAACGATAGTCGGGGAAGTCCGTGTCGTGATCGAAATTTTAACCGGAACCCCGTCTATCGGCGGAGAGATTTTCGACGGAAGTTCGACAGGTATCGCGGCGTATACGTCAACAGCTGCGACCACAGATATCGCGGGATATTTTTACACACTGAAGGACGACGACTGGAAACGCCTTTCCGCTCGCGGTGAACGTGCCGGTCTTGTTTATAAGATGTATAATTCTATGGCGACTATGGCGATTAATGGCGACATTAACGGCGTAGCTCGATTGAACGTAACTTTAAGCGGTCTCATTCATGCCGACGGCGAAGTGAAGCAATGGCAAGTCGACGGACCGTACACTGTCCCAGTGAAGACCACGACACGTCCTGGGCTTCTTAACTGTATGAACTTATTCTATGGCGACTATAAACCGACCCCACAGGGATCGATCGCCCTGGATAACGGGATCACAGTTACCCCGCTTCCGGACGGTAATTCGTGCGAAGGTCTCGAAGGAATGTACATCGAAGACCGCGTGGCCCTCTACAATTACAGTATTTTAACACCACCACAGTCACAGCTCGATATGATAGCGGATTACTTTGAAGCGAATGAAATCGCCCAGACTTTCACAGTCGGAAAAGAACTTCTGAACACATTAGTAGTGCACATCCGCGCGGCGACTTCTGTGGACCCACAGCCTTCGTCAGAGGGTGGAAACATGCTTCAGGATCTCACATGGGAACCTGTCGGCGAAAACAATAACGAAATGGAAATGCTCTGGATTTAACCAGGCTTAAAAAAGGACCGATTATGCAATTCATACCACAAACAGATTTAACAGAAGAATACACATGTCCCTTTATAAAAGGGAATGTGGTCTTCGTATTACACGTGTTCGGAATGACGACTTTCGTGAAGTTTCAAAAACTACTCACACGAAAAAAGAAGCTTCCCGCAGCACAGTACCACGCGAAGATGATGTCGCTAGGTATAAAAGAAGTCGTCATCGACGGAGAGGTGTCAAAAGATAAATCTATGACGATCCCCCCGGCGGCGATTATGAACATTTCAGACCGTATTTTTAACATTAACGCGGTCGCTGAACTGGGAAAATAAAAGCACTCGCGGCCGTGGTCTGTGGTATGACGCATTCCCACGACAACGGCGAAGAGTCGGACCCGTGGGGGTGTGCGGCCGCGAGTGCTGAAAAAAAGTGGTTTATATTTTGCGGATGTGACCTCCCGGAAGGGTGCAAACACTGCGAAAAAGGGAAGATATATCCGGAGAGGTGTCCGGATTTCTACCTGGACGAAGAAACATACATTTTTAACACCTTGTATAAAGAATACGAGAACCGGGGGACGTTACCCTATCCGGGGAGCTTGATTGAACAGCCGAAAGTACTCTTTTTGTATTTCGACCATTTTAAAAGCGCCGTCGATAAGAATCTATCGTCCGAAAAGGAAGCTCAGGAACTAAACGCGAAAGCCTCGGATATCCTGGGGAGAGGAACGCGTACAAATGGCAGACGAAGATAAGATCGGTATTGAATTAGTCCTCGATAATAAGGGGGCTATCAAGGAAGTTAAACAGTTTGGAAAGGTGGTCGATAAAACCACTGATAAAGCCGAAGACGATTTCGACGATCTGACCAGTTCGATATCTGGTTCCACGATCGCTATCTCAGCTCTGGCGGCCGCGGGTGCTGCGACTCTTATCGGAATCGCGAAATTCTCAATAAATGCTCAAAAAGAAGCCGAAAAGGTTCAGACCCAATTCGAGACCCTTTTAGGCTCTGCGGGTGCCGCCCAGGAACGTTTCTCCGAACTCGCGGACTTCGCAGCGACGACCCCTTTCGAACTGGGAGGGATCGCGAAAGCCTCCAAAATATTACAGAGTTTAACCGGTGAATTACTGAGCACCGGAGACGGTCTTCGTTTAGTCGGAGACGCCGCAGCGATCGCGGGAGTTCCTATCGACGAATTGGCTGTGTCCCTGGGACGTGCCTCTTCCGGATTGCTGTCGAATCGAGCTGTCGGGGAACCTATTTCCCGCCTTCAGGAACTCGGTTTAATCAGTGGCGAAACCAGAAACAAAATTGAAGCTCTCCAAAAACAGGCGAAAGGTAAAGAAGCCTGGGAAGTGCTCCGGACGGAACTCGAAAAGAACTCCGGCGGAATGGCGAAGTTATCCGAAACCGCGGGCGGCCTGGAAAGCACATTATCAGACGTATTGACAGGCATAGGAAGAACCGTCGCTGTCGAGACAGGGATCTTCGAACTGTACAAAGATTCGATATCCGGACTTATATCCCTAGGGGGTGAAATTAACGCCGCCTGGGACTCGACATCTGTCGAAAAGGTCCGGGACGAACTCGAAGACATTAACAAAGAGCTGAAGAGAAACGAGGCCCTTCTAAAATCGAGCGCTGAACTAGGAACTGACGCGGGATTATTTGAGAAACGAAGCGAAGCTCTCCGGAAACAGAAAAAAGAACTAGAAGAAGCGATCGCCCCGGCGACCCTGAAGGACAAACAGAAAGAGCTTAAAGAAGCGTACGCGGGACTGGCGCAGAATGTGCAGCTGTACACGTCAGCTATCGACGTAAACCTGGAAGAACAGAACGCGCTTACCGCGGGACTTTTGCTCCAATCTGGCGCCCTTCTTCATACGAAAGACGCGTATAAAGGCGCGGCCGAAGTAAGTAAACAGAACATACTGATACTCGAAGCACAGATCGAAGGGTTAAAAACCTTAACAGGAGCGCAGAAAGAAGCCGTCGTCGTGACGGAAGAAGAAACAGCGTCAACAGTGGACCAGGCAACAGCGAACCAGGTTCTCGCGGATTCTATAATAAAGGTTATCGATCTTAAAAATAAAGAACTCGAAACGAGTTTAAAAACAGCGGAATTCGCGAAATCCCTCGCGGAAGAAACGGCCCTCCTGGGGACTGAAGGTCGCGAACGTGCTCTCCTGGAACTCCAATTCGAGACAGATCAAAAGGAACTCGCAGCTATTAAACAGCTCGAAGATAAAGTGGTCCAGGAAGCCGCACTCACACAGATCGAAAAGAATGAAAAAGTAAAACGCGAAGCCATAAATAAAAAATTCGACGACGCAGACATGGCGCGCGATAAGATCAAAAACCGCGCAGCCCTTGACGGTGCGATTGGTCTTACCCAGGCGTTAATCGGTCTAGGACAGTCCCTTTTCGGGAAGTCTAAAGAGGCTGCGATCGCTTCAGCACTTATAAATACATTTCAGGGTGTAACAAAAGCATACGCCCAGGGTGGTATCGCGGGACTCTTAACCGGTGGAACTATGCTCGTTTCTGGTTTGGCCCAGGTGAACAATATCAGAAAACAGAAAGGCTTCAGGAACGGAACCGAATTCGTCGAGGGTCCAGGGTCGTCGACTAGCGACAGCATTTCGGCCCGTCTCAGCGTAGGGGAACGCGTGGTCGATGCTCAAACGAACCAGGCACTCGGAGGGATCTCAAACGAAGAACTCGCGGACAGGGCTTCGGGACCACAGACAATTATACAACAGACATTCCACATGGTTACGGCTAATATCGACGAACTGGCGCAGCTCACAATCGATGCGATTCAGGTCGCGAAAGATCGGAACTTCACTCCGGGGTTTGCATGATAATCGACATCGGAGGGGTTCAGACCAGTATCGACGTAAAAGTGGGGTTCTCTCCCCTCATTACGCGAGCCATTAAATACCAAACATTATCCGAGGGGACCCTGAAGGAACGCGACAAAGGTGAACAGGCGGATAAACATTCCTCTTCGTTCAGCATACCAGGGGACAGCGTGAACATTGAAGCGCTCGCGGAAGAACTTTGGGACCATAACGGACAGGTATCTTTGACCGTGGACCGCGCCGCTGAGGTCTTCGGACCCGCTGTGGATTATTCGTCCCCCATTCTGTGTAACGTCCTCAGAGACCCTTTAAACTACAGAAAAACGGACATACTGACGGCCGGGATAGCTCTCCGTGTCCAGGTCGTCGGTCCGTTAACTTATAGGGCGGAAATCCCGGCCGGATTACCGACTCTTCGATATCAATTTCCGATAGACAGGGAATTCTCGAAGGCCCCGTCGACCTTTATCTCTGCAAATAATACCGACTATGGTGTCGCCCAGAGGGTCGACTCTTCAGGTGATAATGTGAAGGTCGAAAAGGTTTCCTTTACAGTTCGCCAGACACGCGACCAGGCTGCACAGATTCAAAAGTTTATGAGAACCCAGAGGGCGACCCCGTACACTTTGGAGACCTCCGACTGTTTAACCCTGTTTTTTACCTCGAATTCTACCTCTGTAAAATTTACCGCCTTCTCAATGAAGCGGAAAAAATATAACTTGTACGAGGTACGTTTGACAGCCCAGAGGGTTAATTAATGGTAGCTTTTAATGTAAAGACTAAGTACAAAATCGAAATCCTCGACATGCGAGCGGGGGTCGATTTTCTTCTATATAACGCCCCGGAATTCGGTATCATAAATGGCCTCTGGACTATGGAATCGACAGACGGGATTATCCTGGTAAATTGTAACCAGGCTAAACAGTCCATGAATGTCGCGAACGGCGGGAATTCTTCTGGCGGATACCTCCACACATGGAAGGTTTTGAACCTTGAATTGATCGGTCAGCTGTTGACAGACGGCGCATTCGCAACGGGTTTAGTCGTTAAATATTATATCGATACCGGAGGCGGTTCGGGATACGTCCAGGAATGGTCCGGAATCCTTCAGGGGTTCCCCAGTTCGAACGACTTAACGGCCGATTTTAAAGCCATAGAAAGCCTAAAAGCGAACTTTGATACCATAGGGACGAAGGAAGTCCCAAGGACCGTGGGGCAGCTCTCAAACGCGAAAGCCTCGTATATACGTACAGTCGGGGAACCTGCCCAGATAATACCAGGGAAGGACGTTTTCCTCCCTTCTTTTATTGGCGATAGTCCTGTCGAATCGAGCGCTGACGACACGCTTCAGATAGTCGAGTACTTCCCACCGGGAAAAACATCGGCCGAAGTTCAGGCGATACTCGCGCAGCTTGACGCACTCGAAGCAGAAGGTTTTTCCCTGGTTCTTAAGATACTCACAGGACCGGACGCCGGGAACAGCTACGCGGTAACTCGGACGTCAGAACTGGGGATCTTCGACGGGACTGCGGCTCTTTGGATAACCATATCCGCGACCGGGCTATCAGACCAGGACCAAAGGGAAGACCCCGTTATCTGTTCAGTCCTAGCACAAAAACTATATCTATCATACGCGAAAGACTATTCCCGTCTTAGAACGGGCGTGTCGCGCGGATTATCCCCGCGTAAAATCGAGACAGACGGCGGATATACCTTTATATCAAATTTTGACCCGTCAACAAAAACCCCAGGGAACCCGGAAGAAGAAGGGTCGACGGGTGTCTATATTCTGGACGTCCAGGGGGAAAAATCCGCGCGCTCCGAATCCAGTGAAGACGTTGTCGCAACATATCGACGTATCGCTTCGTATGTGGTCGGGAATGTTCTCTGGTATAAATTGGCGCTAGACCCGGCATCGTTTAAAACGATATTCGATAAAGCGACCCGTTACGACGAATCGTACCTACTCCCGCCCAGTTTCACTATAACGAAGTTTTCGAACGACGCTCTCGGATCTTTTAACCCTGTAATCGGGTACGATGGAGCCATAAATTACACCGTGACCGGAAATATTACCGGACTATCGGCGCTCTCTGTCTCGGTTGATCTCGTTAAGTCAGGACAAATAAAAAAAGCCGCTTTTTCATTCGTAGAGTATGAAGAAGGCGGGATCAACTATCGTGACCTGACTGTGTCCTTTCCGAACTGGCGGGAAGAACTCAAAAGATACACATTCGACGGAAAATCTGAAGTGGGTTCCTTTTATGATTCGATAGGAATGGAACTACGGCTCGGATTCGTCGGTCCGGCGAACGTCGCGGAGTTACTGACTAATTTCGGAATCCCTTCGGGCGAATATGCATCTTCGAACGCTTTCGAGGTGGTCGACGTCAACACACTTGCGGTCGGATGTTACGGGGAGAATTATTTAACACTGGCGGAAACAGAGTCCGGGAAATTTAAGACCCCAGGGGAGACGGTTAAATTCTACCTGGTCGACTTAATGGGTTTTCCCCCCTCTCGGATTGACCAGGTGAGCTTCGACAAAGCGGACGCGGATTTCGGAAGGTTCCCTGGTGTGACTATACGGAACCCGGCCCGACAGCTCGTAACCGTGGACGCGATAAAAGAACTTAACGCGCTTTTATACACCCATCATTTAGCACTTATTGAAGGGAAGGACGGCGTTTTCATTCTCCGGAATTGGCTTTCCGATAGTCTCGTTTTCGGCGGGGGGACTACCCCCACGGTAAACCTGACGGCGGATAACTGGGGCGAAAATGAACCAGAGATAAAACGGACGAATACCAGTAAAATAGCGAGCGGTGCGACAGTGCGGTTCGATTATAGCGAAGCGGAAGGGAAGTTCCTGAACGAGATCACTGTGAAGAACACGTCCGCTTCTGAATTCGAATATAATCGGGACTTTATCGACGGAGTCTTCGACGACCCGAACAATAACGAAACCCTATGCCGCGAAGTGTGGCAAATGGCCCGCCCCGGATACCTAAGAACGCGCCGGGAAGCCCAGACAGAAATCGAATTAAAGTGGCTGCATGCTGACTTCGGGTCTGTGACTGAGGCGCTGACGTGGCTACGGAACCAGTTATCGCTAATAAACAGAGAAAAAGAGACGGTCGTTTTACCCCCTTTTCCTCTCTCCGATTTCTACCTGGGAATTGGCCTCATGGACTTTATAGGCGTAAAAGGGGACTTTACCGGGGACCTTCAGCGTCGCGGGTGGGTTATTGATCGGACGATCGATTATAAGACACAAACGATTATATTTAAATTATTTTTAGATGTGTCCGCTCTGGACCCGTATTTAGAACAAATAAATATAATACAGAACACAGCGGACAACACATTACCAGTGATTCAGAACACGAACAACCCGGCGGACGACGTGATCCAAAACAGTGACGGAAGGAACTAAATATGTCTAATTTTCAAGTACGAAATATCGAAGCAGCTTACCCGACTGACCCGGGTCTGTTACCTACACAGGACGCTTTTATTGTACGACTTTTGACGGGTGGGATCGATGGGACCCGGTTCGTTTATGTGGACGAATCGAATGTCGAACACTCTTTCCCAACATGGTCGGAAGTGCAAAGCTACATAAATAGTTCGGCATTGTCCCAGGGGGTGGGTTTTATCGCCGCGTATACAGAAGCCGATTACCGGGAACTCATGTCCTCGACGGATGTGTTCAATATTTGGTATAAAGGCCCCGCTCTCGAAAATAGTACAGCGATTTATGTGAAGTCGTCTAAAAACGTTTACGCGGATGCGAACACATTATACGTCGACGATCAACAGGTCTTCAGCTACCCCACGGAGGACGAAGAAAACGACATAAAAATTAAGTTCTTTTGTAGCCTTAATTTTACAGATAATTTCCAGTCCGGCGGGAACTTTTTTATTCCGATAGGCGGGGTCCCCGCGAATGACTATAAGTACTCGCTACAAATGACGACAGTGAATTACAATCAGATTGGGCAGATAGTAACGTATCCCGACGTCGACGTTGAGTATGAGGTCAACAACTACTCAGAGCCGATTCTAGCGGATAGATCCACCTTTAAACTGTGGTCGGGTCAAAATGTACAGGGGAAACTAGCTGCGAATGTGTGGGCGAAAAGTGTCGGTCCGTTTGTGCCAAGTGGTTTAGACTCGGACATCAATTATACTTTTTCAGACTCTTCGTGTGATGCTTCGTCGGCTCTGCATGGGTACAAATGTTTCAACTGTTACCCTATAGGCTCCACGACGTTTAATTTTATCGACCCAAGTAAAAACGCGACTATAAGAATGTCCTCTAACGAATTATTATCGGGGTATGACGGGGTTATACGCGAAGCCGTGGTCGCGTCTTCCGCTTCTGATGGTTTCGACATATTCAACCACGAAACAAAACGAACTGACGCAAAAAGCAACAGAGCTTACGGTGGGGCTAATATACCTGGCGATATAGACGAAGACTATAGATATACTTTTGATGGCCATCATGTTACGATGGTTGAACGGGCTGGCGGTGGTGTGTTCGAGGCGACAAACGCATACAGAACAGATAGCTCTGGCGACTTTAAATTAATAGATAGTTCACACGGGGCTAATATAACGCTATACTCAGGTGGAGTGACCCAAAACTTTAACGTACCATCGGGGTTAGGTTCCTACTTTAGCTACCCGACCTATCTAACCGAAAAAATGGACGTGGGTGGTCAAAAACACTTTAAAAACGGTATGACAATAGCGTACGACCTATAAGAACAAAAACAATTTAACCCTTTACAAAACAATATTTTATTATATTAAGGTAACACAGGAGACATATTATGTCAGTTAGAGTCAAAAATTATAATGCGACGACAATTATCACAGAAGCCGGGGACGTGATAATCAATTTTCCAGGTTTATCGTTCACGAAGATCCGCGTTTTCAATGAAAAAGCTGTCGATATAGTCCTCAGTTTCGGAACAGGTGCGGACTTTATCGCGAAGCCTGGGGACAACTTCCTTCAGGATTTCGAGTGTACCGGTTTGATCACTGCGAAAACTGTGCTCGGCGCGGGACCTTCCGGGGAAGAAAATCTGTTCGTTCAATTAACACGGTAATTTTATGAATGTTCGAAAAGGGCGCGAGTCCACATTTATCGGATCGGGCGTAATTATGGGCGGAGGCGTGGCTTATAATCTCGACTGTAATTTTACGACATATTTCGACGGGTCCGGTAATTTCAATATAGGTTTTGTACTGACCGACGGTGTCCCGACATTAGGCGCGCCGGTTGATAGCCTTGATAGGTATATTGCGAATTTTGATAACCAAGATAGTACGGCTCTGAGGGACTATATAGATGCATCTGCTCATTTTGATGTGTCTGATGATTTCATGTTTTGCTTTTGGTTCCAACATAGGGGGACGGGTGCAACATATGAGAGCTTACTAAAAATGGATAACGCACTTGGGCGAGTACTGGCGTTCGAAAGATATGACGGTACGGTAGACGCTCGGTGTACTTTTTACGTCGGTGACGGTACGACTACCCCTAGCATATTCGCAGAAGTACCGAACTTATTCGACAATTCAGCGCACTTCATGGAAGTTGTTAAGGTCGGAAATTCATGCGAGTTCAAAATCGATAATGTTCTTGTAGATACTTTGGATATCACAGGACTCCAAGGGTCAAACGTAAACTGGACTCGGTGGGGTGCGCAAAACTCAAATAGGAATATTAACGGGTATTTGTGGGGCGTGTCCGTAGAAGTAAATACTACACCTTTCTACACATGGTCATTGAATGAGGGATCGGGAAGCACTGTTACTGATTCAACAGGGAATGGAAACATAGGTATTATCACAGATGGTGCACCGATAACCTTTTGGGACTACTATCTCCCCCGCTCAATGGAGCCTTTACTAGGCCCAATCTACAACGGCCCGCTATTAATCGGCGAACGTGACTTAGTAACAAAAGTATTCACACCCGACGCGGGAACACCGACGGCGGCTTTAATATCGGATAATTGGACAGTGGGGACCGCGTGTGTAGCCGTTCCGGGAGGCGGCCCCGTCCCCCCGTCATAGAGGGGTTAGATTTTTCTGACCCCCATAACTCAGAGTATTTAGCAATTTTAACAGGAGTAATATAAATGGAATCTATTTCAATTAAGGACAGTTTCGGAACCGATAGAAAACTCGCCGCCACAAAAAACAACGACGATTTGTACAGTATTATGAATACTAATCTACCTTTCGAGCTTTCGGTAAATATGGGTCTAGTTCCGAACTTTTCACCCCTTGATAAATTTGGCGTGAATCACAATGTCGAGGACGACGCGACCCCCGCTGATATATGGGAAGCCGGCGGGGAATACGTTTATGATCCTGTAGATACAGCGCCGATCGCATACGTAAGCAGCAATGATATTTTAGATGTTGGTCAGACTATAGAAATAACCGGGCTTGACATTAACGGTGACGAGGTCGTTCAGTCAGTGGTAACAACTGGTCAAGTTGTAGTTGCATTAGGCACTCCGCTTTGGCGCGTATACCGCATGCAGAACGTGAGTGATGAGGGACTTAATATAACGGGAATGTTGTATTGTCACACGGAGGCAACACCTACTGAGGGAGTTCCATCGGCTGCAAATGTCAGGGCCTTAATAGATAACGGCCATAATCAAACACTTATGGCAATATACACCATACCCAAAGGTAAAGTTGGGTTTTTGTACCGTGGTGAAGTTGGTGTACAGGTTTCGGGGAATGTCGGATCACTTGCAGAGCATGCCCATATGCATTATTTAAGTAGACGTTTTGGTAAAATATTTACTATTAAAAAATCTATTACATGCATGGTTGGCGGTGGTTCCGCTGTATACCAGGACGAACGAAGTTTCCCAGATGTTATACCTGGGCTAACTGATATAAAACTAACCGCTCATGAAGTCTCTACAGACATGGGGGTTTTTGGTACATTTGATATCATGCTAGTAGACGAAGGATTTTTCTCCGAGTCATACTTAACAGCGATAGGGCAACCAGGACATTAATTAATAAAGGTTTATGATGAGAACGGACCACTTAACAAATTTCATATTTAAACACCTTACCGGGGGGTACTGTCCCCGGTGTGGTGAATGGTACGAACCGAACGGGACAGGCCCCGCGGGGGAAACAAAAATTAAACGGGCGATCCGGTGGCTTTTAAAACGAATGCCTCTGGACGACATCCTTCAGGAACTAGCGGTCCCTTTTCACGACTGGCGCTGTCACCTGGGGAAGTGCGCGGGTAATTTGAGCTTTAAAGAAACGACAGCGGAGTTCAAAGAGAACATTAAAATCGCTGTTAAAAAGTGGGTCCGGAAGGGTCCGAACTGGTATCGGAGACTAGGACGAAAAGCTCTGTATTACGTAGCGCTTCAGTTCATGGACGATATTTATGCGTACGCTGTGGGATCGACTTCCATGGGTGAAAAGGCATACGATCAGAACAGCTGCGAGGTCGACGGATAAATGACTTTACCAGTATTAATTTCTATAATCGCGATTTGTGTTACCTTAATAATTAACATAATCGCCTTTGCGTTCCTCTTCGGGAAGCTCTCTCAACGTGTCACACACCTGGAAGGGCATGACGAAAAGGTGAACGCCCCGGTACTCGAAAACCGGGTAATCCATATCGAGAAAGATGTCTCCAAAATCGGGGAGAACATAAAAGAGCTGTTCGCTAACTACGATAAAATACTGACGGAAGTCGGAATCATAACCGGAATTCTTACGAAGGATTAACCTATGAAAAGAGACGCATTCGACCAGTTTAAAAACTTCACTCTCGAAGAGGTCCAGAGGACCGGGGCCTTCGTTCCTGGTCTCCGTTTTATGCTGTTTGATCGTCTTCAGACTTTCCGGAATCTAATATTCCGACGGGTTCTCCTGTTAAAACACGGGTTAAACTCCGGGACGCATGTCAGCGTTTTCCATAATAACGGACTCGCGGTGGATTTCACCCTGGACCCCTCAGAGGGACCGGTCGACGTTAATTATATAGTTGCGCTATTAATCCAGGTGGGTTTTAAAGGCGTCGGGGTGTACTGGAACGGCGAACAGTGGTCCTTTCACGCGGATCTTAGAAGTAAGGGCGCTCTGTGGAAACAGATAGAAAACGCCGATGGTCAGTGGGAGAGTTCTCCCCTGTTAAGTTCCGACCCGCTCAAATTATTTAGCTAATCGCTGTCTCTTCGAACAGTTCTTTTTTAAACGGTCCATAAGCCGCCCCAGGAGACCTTTATCTTCGCGGAGGCTTTCACACATGTCCGAGTCGACGGTGTCTTTTATGAGTATCCTATCGACGAAAACGGGGCGTGTCTGTCCCTGTCTGTGTAGTCTCTTCAATAATTGCTCGTAACACTCGAACGACCAGGTAATGTTAAACCAAACGAGACGGTTTCCGCCGTGTTGCATATTCATACCGTGACCGACGGATCTCTCATGGACCAGGAAAATCGGGAACTTTCCGGCGTTCCATTTGTCGATATCAGAAGTTTTTCCGAGGGCCTTCGCATTCCTGAACCTTTTTAGTATCCGCTGTTTATCGCTTTCGAATTGATACGCGACCAGTATCGGGACGCCCTGGGCGCTGTCGATAATCTCTTCCAGTGCGTCGAGTTTTAAGCTGTGGATGTCTACCCACTGGCGCGCCTTTCCTTCTTCTATATCTTTGTACGGAGCGCCGCCGCATAACTGGCGAAGTTTCATCGATAGGGCCGCCCTCGTTTTTGCGACGATTTGGATCTGTTCGGAATACTCTTCGATTTTCTCTTCGATTTTCGCGTACCTTTCGGGCTGCGTTTTTTTATTGGTATTCTTCAGGGCCGTTTTGAGTTTTACTTTTATGAACTTCAATTCGTCCTCTTCGTCCAGGGTAATGACGAATTCCTTCTCTAATTTGTCATACACAGCGCGAAGTTTTTTATCGAAGGTAAGCTCGATATCATTAATAATGAGCGGAGGCAGCTTCAGATAGTCCTCGCTTTTCATTGACAGGGAAATGTCAGAAATTAAGTCGAAGATCTTCTCTTCAGAGTCTTCCAGGGGTTCCAGGGAGAACCCGTTGTAACTTCTCCGGAAGAACTTTTCTTCGTGTTCTGTGAAGGTACGTCCCAGGCGTTCACCCTGGTCCAGTAAGTATATTTGTGCCCATAGCGATTCGAGGCCGTTCCCGGTGGGTGTTCCCGACAACAGGACGACACGCTCTGTGTGACAGGTCAGCTTCCGGAGCTTTTTAAACCGCTGGGACGTCCTATTTTTAAACGACGTGGATTCGTCGATAATTATCATGTCATACGGCCACGGGTTCTTTTTCCGGAGCTTCCGGGAGTCCTTCATTACGTATTGATTAGTCAACCAGACAACATTATCACGACTTACCGTGTGGATATGTGCTTCAGATTTCAGGCATTCGAGGCGCTTTTTCGGGATACCTTCGATCGCGTCCAGGTCTAACCATCCGCTGAAGTCCCATTTTTTACGCTCTTCGGGCCATGTGTGAGACGCTACTCTGACCGGGGCTATAATGAGCACCTTTCCCAGTTTTCCGGAGCTGTACAGCTTCGAGACGGCATCATAACACGACACAGTTTTTCCGAGTCCCATGTCGGCGAATATCGCGCATTTCGGGTTATCAATTATAAACTGGGTGATTTTCTCCTGGTATTCCCAGGGAGTGTATTTTATCATAATAAAAAATTGCCTTCTTCGTCGATCAAATAGAGTAAATCCCCGGAGGTTTTCACAAGGTCGAACGCGTGGAGTATGTAGTCTACGTCTTTTTTACAATCCGCCCAGGTCGCCGGGATGCCCTTCGCGAGTAGCTGTTTTATCTGGTATCGCTGAAGCGGTCGGGGTTTCTCCCCTGGGGCCTTAAATTCTACGACTAGGGTTTTCCCCTCTTTAAAGAAGAACCGATCCGGGACCCCAGGTTCTCCAGGGGACTCCCATTTGTAAGAAGACATTCCCAGGGATTTTCCGAGGTTTTTTCCGTACAATTCGACCGCGCTCTCTCGCATAATTAGTCCTTTTTATACCGTTTCGATTCGTATCCCGCAGCAGACAGGGGGAGTCCTTTCGCCCATTCCGGAGCGTCACACATTAGGTCACACAGTTCGCCCAGGGAACCGAAGTCCTCTTCGCAGTGGGCCACGATTTCGTCGTGAACGTGGAGCGGGATTTCGTACCCGGCCGCGTCCGCATTTCTGAGACCCACTTCCAGGAGGTCCCGCGCTACGGCCTGGGCGATGTTCTCGACTAATTTTCCGCCCCATGTGGAGTGTTCCACCCAGTTTCCGGACTGGGAATCTCGACCCCAATAGTACAGAACATCGCGGGTTCTCTTTTTGCCCTTGTATACAAACGTTTCCGGCTTCAGCTTCGGCCGGTGGTAACTCATAAGCCGCCCGGATGGTAATTTACAGTGAAGAAACGAGCCGGAGCACTGGAACCAAATCGATCGGACTTTAAAACGTTTTCCTCTGTGGCGCGTGGCCTCGACAGCTGCGTTCCCGACATCGTACCAGTACTGTTTTATCATGTGGTTCGACTTCCGCCAGGCGTCACGAATTCCGAGTATCTTTTCGTCAGGCCAAAGTGACTGTTCTTCGTCCGCGAAATTAAGGTACGCGTTCAGGCCTCCGCCATATCCGAACGCCAAAGTACATGTTTTACCTGTGGCTCTCTGGTTCTTCGTTACGTCATTTATATCGGCTATGGTAAAGACCTGTTGCGCCTGGGCTTCGTATATCAGACCATGGGTCCGGAACACTTCCAGGACGTCTTCCTGTCCAGCGAGCCATGCCAGGACACGCGCTTCGATAGCGCTGAAATCCGCAACTCTGAAGATGTGTCCAGGTTCAGCACAAACCACAGCCCGGAGGCATGACGACAAGGCTTCCAGGACATCCCCGTAAACGGCTTCGACCAGTCCGGGGTCTTCGTCTTTAAATAAATCGAGTATCAGTTCAGGGTTCGGATACACTGGGCGGTTTATATTTTGGAAATTAACACCCATAGAAGACCACCGGAGCGTGTGGGCGCCACCATACATGAGGCCGCCATAAATACGCCCGTTAACGATCTTTAAAAGGAAACTATGGTACTTCTTCAGGGGTGTTCGTGCGAGTGCTGTCCGGAGCTGTATCGCCCGGATTAATTCTTCGTCGTCTGTGGTCTTCGCCAGTTCCTCCAGGGTTTCGGCCTGACAATTCGGGACGTTCTCCCCTTTTACCTCTTTAAGCCATTTTAGGAACTGTTGCCAGGAGACGGGCTTCTCGGCCTGTGTTATCCCTTTAAGCTCTGCGAGCATAGGGACAGTCTGTTTGTCGAATATATTGACGGCGTGCTGTATGGATTCGCGGTCCATAGGAATTCCGGTCATGTTAATTTTTTGGTCCAGTTCCCAGGCGGCCCGCTCTGTGGGGTTAAAGTCCCGACAGTACTTCCGCGCCTCTCGTTCTGCGATAACGTCCTTCGCGCAGTACCGACAGAACTCCAGGAAGAAGTTCACGGTGTCAATGTCATACTGTTCTTTATCGCTCGCGTCCTCTTCGTTCGGGAGGTGCATTTCCGGATTTCTGTAATACCTAACAGCGAACTTGTATATGCCTTCTTCGAGCCGTTTTTTACGATAGAAGGGTTCCGGATCTTTCCGGGTAGCTCTGGGGGCTTTCTGTGGGATGCTAAGAAGGTTTATCAGTTTCTTACCCTTCGGGTCCTTCGCATGTTCGCCTAATTGGAGCGCAGCGGAGAGAGTCGCAAGTCGACCAGGTAGCCCGGAGTATCTGGCGATTGCTGCGGTATCTGTCCAGTTCTTAAAACCTGGGACGACCCACTTCAAAACCTGTGTAAAGATACCGTATTCGAATAACGAATTCATGGCATACCACATGTATTCCAGAGGGTTTTCCATAAACGGGGGTAAAGGGTCGCCTCTGAACCATGCGGTCGGTTCGTCGTCTCCTATGGCCCAAAATAGCATTAAAACTTCTGTGGTGGGGTGGCAACAGTACGCCCAGGTTCCGGCCTCTGTGATGTCACATTCTGAGAAAGTTTCGAAATCTAAAGATAGTTTTTTCATGTGTTCCTGAAGGAAAAACCGAACCCGCGCTATGTGTTTAAATGTTGTTTAAGCGCGGGCCGGTTAGGTGTTATAGGTACTGAGAGATATCGTCGTCTGCGTCGTCCACCTCGGACAGACCGTCCAGGGCGTCTTCAGCGTCTTCGAAGTCGAAATCATCTTCGGCTTTTGTAGCACCCCCACCGCCGAGAGGTTCACCTTTTTCTACTAGCATAACGTTACCCAGATAAAAGGTCGTCCCTTTGTTCTTATCACCGTCGAACGCGTGTCCGTTCATAGATACTTTACAGTAGTCCCCGGAGACAAAATCGTCCGAGGTGATCTCTCTCCCGTATTTGTCTACAACCTGGGGTTTTGTATCATTCTTCAGGTTCATAAAGTAATGACCGGCGTATGGTGCTTCGCCCGGTTCCGCTGACTCTGGAATGTGTTCGTCGTTGTCGCCGTCCTTCAGGGTAGACGTCAATTTACGGGGAGGTTTTGAACCCCATTTCAGTTCCTTCGCGGCTTCGATAGCACGCGCAATTTTACGCAAAGTAACTTTATCCTCTTTGGGGATAAGTATCTGCATAGAATACTCTTCCTCTTTCGACTGGTTATTCAGTTTCTTTTTAAAAACATGAACGTATGATCCGCGGACTACTCCGGTAGTAACTTTTTTTAATTTCAGTAAATCATCTTTTGTATTTGACATATTGTATTCCTTTATTCGGTTTCGGTTTCGGTTAACGGTATCGTTAATCGGTTATAAAATGGACGCGAGAAAAGCGTCCGGGTCTTCTTCGGAAATTTCTTCCTCAGAAAGTTCTAGTGCGAAAGCAGCTTCCGCGATTTCTTCTGTGATTTCGATACATTCGAGTTCGGTCGCGTCTCCCGCCCGTCCCGTCGAGACGATGAATCCGGAGCCTTCTTCGAGCACACGAACTTCCCCTCCGATGTAATCGAAAGTAACGTCGTCCACTTCGTCACACCACTTTTTGAGCGCTTTTACCGCTCTTTCGTCCACTTCTGTTTCGAACTCAAAATCTGGTTTCATGGCTTCGCGTTTATCGGAGTCTGTCGCCAGACACGGCTTTCCGGAAGATCTTGAAACTTCATTTTCGAGTAATTTAATCAGAGTTGGGTTCGTCTTCGGTATCTTCATTTCGGCCTGGGCTACTGATACGAGGCTTTCTTCCTGATACACTTCCTTCTTTATACTGGACTTTTTGAAGTACTTCAGGACCTTCTCTTTATCTTTCCAGGCGCGGTTCCCAGGTTTCCCCATGACCATTTTATACCCTGGGATCTGTTCTCCCATTTCGAGCTTTTTCAGTGCTGCGTCTTCGAGTGAATTCGCGAACTTTTTAATCGCTTCGACGTGCTTCAGTATCACAGATAATTCGGCTGTCGATAAATTTTTCGTGTCCTGTGGAATCATGTCTTCCTCTAATGTGTCGAATCCGGTCTCTTTAAAAGCCGGAAAGACTGTGTTCATAACTAAACGCGCAAGCGTCTTACATGTTTTATTCTTATTGCAGCCACACCACGTGCAACCACTTCCACCCGTGGCGAAGTCACCTGGTTCGAGTTCGAGATCGTCGTTCGTGTAGATTTCCCAGGCACGGGCGGCGGCGGGTCTAAGTATATCTTCAGCCCAGGCCAAAAGATCATCAATTGAGATAGTAAAGAAATCGAGGTTCTTTTTCCGTGGCTGAATTATACCGATTCTTAAGTATTTAATATGTTTCGGCCACTTCAGGAACTCCAAAGCGCCCAGGCCATACATTAACCCCTGTGAGTTCATTTCAGCGCGTACGATCATTCGGCCGTGTTTGTAGTCGTCGACGTCTAATGTGTCGCTGTTTTTATCGTAGATAATCGCGTCCGCTGTTCCGTACCCTTCGGACTCTGGGATGTTCTCTGGCATCCATCGGCGGTAATTTACACGCTTTTCGATAAATAGCTTACCTGGTAAAGACGATACGTGATCGACGTATACTGTGACCGCGTTCACCATTTCGGCGTCGACGTCAAAAATGAACGCATCTTTTGTATGCTCTCCGCCTTTAGCGGTTCCTTTACCTGGTTTAAAAAGTTCTGGGTCCTCGTGGTCTCGTGTTTCGTTCTCCCGTGGGACTGCGATTATATATCCGAGCCACATGTCCGGGTCGGTCCCTTCGTGGAGACAGGTTTCCCCGATAAAGTGAGCGCCGGTTCCCATGGCTGAAGGTTCGGACGTTTCGTCTTCGTCGGCCCAGTTCTCTTCCATCCATGGGGCAGCTGCACAATAGAGCCACCGGGACGAACCCGATGGACCTAATATACTGTGTTTTCCTGACACTACTTCGCGCCCGCTTTAATAAGCTTTTCAACCATCACTAGGAAATCGTCGTAGGCTTTTTCACCTAGTTCAGATACTCCGGAAACGTTGAACTTCTTAAGGAGGGCCTGGGCGCGTCCTTTTCCGATGTTCTTCCCGTCGTCGTCTTTCTGGCGTGCTAGTTTTGTTATGGCTTTCTGAACGTCTTCGAGAGTTGGTCCGGTTGGTTCGTCGACTTCAGGTTCGTCGTCACCTAAAAGGCCCGCGAGAACGTCGTCTTCGTCGTCAACTGTTTCGAGTGCTTCTTCAGCTGCGATGTCGTCAGCTGCTTTTTTATCCGCGATTTTCTTCTCAGCTGCGAGACGTTTTTTCTTTGCTGCGGGTGTCTCTACAGTTTCCGCTGGTTCTTCAGCTTTAGCCGGTCCGCCCTGTGTGACGTTCAGTGCTGCGGTGTTCTTCATTAAAGCGTTCGTTAAATTGATGTTGCTTTTAGTGTTCGCTTCCATTACTTCTTCTAATGATGGCATGATATTCCTTTTTGTTAATTAATTCAAATGTCTGAACAGAATATATTAACACTATTTCGAGCTGTCAACAAAAAGTTTTGTTTTTTTAAACATTTTATTTTGTTGACGTAAAAACGGGATTCGGTTACATTAGGAGTACAATTATTCATTACAGGAAAAATCATGGCAAAGAAGAAACTTTCTCCGGAACAGACTGAGGCAAAAAAGGCCCGTCGAAAAGCTATCGCCAGGTTAAAGGCAGAGTTTAGAGATGAGGCATTTTTAACGTTTGACGAAATGGCTGAAATCGTTCTCGCGGGGTGTAAAGGCGACGGCGACACAGGACTCGAAGAATTCACCACCATGTTCGGTCAGAGATTGAAGAACAAATCAGCAAAAACAAAAATGTCTATTGTTCGGACATTAATAACATTTATGGAGTGCTAAAAAATGACATTAGAAGAATTCAAAACGATACTACCAGGAGGGCCGCAGACTAAACAGCGCCGCGTCCTGGCGCATATCGAGTCCGGGCGTCCGTTCAATTACGTCTCTATCCGGGAGTACTTTACTTCGACACATCAAAAGATAAACTATAGTACTATACGCGAAATCGTAAAGCGCTTCGAGTATCTGGGCGTCGTATCTAAAGGGACCGACGGCCTTTTCATGTTCAATGTAAGTAAATATACCGGGGGTGAGTGATGCCGAAAGTCGACCCTTTTAAAGTTTTCGTTACTGTTGAAAACGAAACCAAAGAGAAAGCGGTAAAAATCGAAGTAAAGTGGGACGGTGAAAAGTATGCAGTATCACAAAAATTCGAACCGGCACTCCCTGAAAAAGCCGGCGGACATGAGGACATATACCTGTTCTATGCTTCGAACATTGTTAATAAATTAATGGAGGACTAACGGTGGAACATATAAAAGGATCGGGCGGACCGTTATCCGAAGAAGCCCTGGCACAGATAGTGAAGTTCATCGGTGAAGCTCAGATCAAGCCCCGGAAGCAATTGACGACTAGACAACGTCTAAAAATAGTGCTCTCCGGACACGCTTTGCAGCTTGAAACGGCGCCCAATAAAAACAGATTGACGGCGATCCCGTATCATAAGTTCGGATCTTTAATCGAGACAATTTTAACAG